TTAAAAAATTAAAAAATGAGGGAATGGAGTTAACCACTCCCTCTTATTATATTAGCTTATTAGCTAGCTTGTGCCAAAACGATTTCAGAACCGATAGCGTAGTTAACGCCAGCTGAAAAACGCATTACAACACGAACATTCTGACTTCCGTCGATGTCTGCTAAATCGATAAGCTTAACTTCATTCATATCAGACTGGAGACCAGTACCGAAGAACAAGTTATCTTTCTCAGCAGCAATCATTTGACCAGAGTTAAGACCGTTAGCAACGAAAAGCTTAACGCCTTCAAAGTCCATTGCAGTTTGCCCAACGTGGTAAAGGTCTTTGTAACCTAGAGCAGCTTGTGCACGTACGTAAGAACGAGCGTCAGCTTGTGAGATATAGATAGCTAGACCTTCGTTTCCGTAGATAGTGGAAGGAACTGCATCGATAACGTCACCTAAGCGAGCGATGATGTTAGAAGCGTCAGTAGCACCAGTGTGAGCAACGTCAATAACGTCAGAGTCAGCGTCAGCTAGAGCAACGATTCCGTCAAACTCACCAGCGTTAGCGTTAGCACCGTTCCAGATGTTAGTCTCAGTCTTAGCAGCAACTTTAGCAGCAACGTGACCGATAAGGTACTCAGCGAAAGACTTAGGAAGCTCATCAAAAGATGAAAAACCTTGCTCAATGCTTAGCCAATCCGATTCGAAATCTTTCTTACAAAGCTCAAGGTTAACTTGAAAGTCCTCTGGCTGAAGGTAACGCTCAGTCAAAGTAACAGATGAAGTGGCAGTAAAGTCACAAGAAGCGTCAGCGATAACATCACCAACAGCTAGCTTTTGCATTACTTGCTTAAATTTTACGTTAGGCTTAACAGTGATTCCACCTTTATCCAAAGTAGGAGCACTCAAAAGAGCAGCGGAGATAAACCCAGCAGCTTTTTCACCAGCGTAAGTAGTAGTAATAGAAGTAGTAGTAGCCATTATTATTATTATTTAGCTTGTTAATAAAAAATTAATCATTTATGTATTTAAACACATTGGATAAAATGTCTCCACCTTTGTTTCCTAGTTTTTTACCTCTTGGCTTAACCTCAGCCTCTGGGCTGTGAGTTAGACCTTTGTCATCAACTGGTACTTCAGGTGTTTCTGCCTCATCCTCTGTTTCATTTGATAGCGAGTCTTGGATAATTTTCTTGAGCTCGTTAATTTGATTCTCAAGTTCCTTAACTCTACCATCCTCAGGAGTTTCGTTAGTTTCCTCAACCTCCGTAGAAGTTTCCTCAACTTCCTCTGTCACTTCCTCAGTCTCTACGACCTCCTCAGTGACCTCCTCAGTATTTTCAGTCTCAGTAACTTCCTCAGTCACTTCCTCTGTCGTATTGTCAGCAGTTTCAACTACTTCCTCAGTAGCTTCAACCTCAGGAGTCTCAACTGTTTCTTCAACAGCCTCAACTTTGTCAGCAGTAGCAATTCCTATCGCTTGTGCTATCTTGTCTAGGGTTTCTTTTGCACTCGGCATATATTAAATTTTAAAGGGTTTAACACTTTATTTAAAAACAAGTTTTTTGAGGATTTTAAAAAACTATGCACGCATAACGCTGACAAAATGTCATATTAATAAAGACAAAGTGTCATAACTGAGATTATGCCCAGTCTGACTCGTTATCGTTTTCAATACTTCTGTCAGTTATAGTAGACGTTACGGATGACGTATTCTGCCCTCCACTGAGCCCTCCATAGCCTTGGTGCACATCTTGCATATAAGGTCTATAGAGAGCTGGATATTTAGCTTTAATTATCATTATGTTAATCCGTTAATGTTTACGGTTTGAATGTCGTTAGACACCATACTATTTAACTGTAACTTTGTATAGTTTTGGTCTAGAGACATAACTTGATTCCTAATCATATTAGAATAGCTATCGTTAGTTCCGTCACCCATTAACCAAACTTGAGTAGCTAATACAGAATTACTCTGATAAGTAGCTCCATTTATGAAAGTTTGCTCATTTTGCCCATAAGCAACTCTAAACGAATTCCCCTGTTTATAGTCAGACAACCACTTAGTGGGGTCGGTAATCATAAGCTCAACCTCGGCGTCAGTAGGCATAGGTTGATTTATTCTTAAAGTTGTAGCTACAAAACTAGCGACTTTTCCGTGAAAACTTCTGTTAGAACCACGTCCTCCAATAGTAAAATCACCTACAACACTTCTGTCCATTCTACCCCCTGTAGAAGTCCAATTACTACTAGTAGATAAATTATTACCTAAAGAAGCGAAGCTATCCCCTGATGACATAAGTCTAACGTCAAAAGCGTCTGCTAAGTTACTAGAAGTAGCATTACTACTACTATATCTAGCTCCTTTGTGTGCTATATAAACTCCATACCAAGTGTTGGTCTGTATTCCGCTCGCAACTCTCATTTGATTTAAAGAGCCCGCATTAACTCTGCCCCAATTAAATTGAAGTTGGTTTTGAGCATCTATCTTTAAATAGATGTTATCATCTCCTGAATTCGCTCCATCCCCTTGATTCCATATATGCTGATTAGAATTATTCCCATCAGCCTTAAACACCACAACAGTTGCCCAAGGTCTAGAATAAAAATCACCACTTGTGTTTCCTAATGTTGAATGAGCTGCTGCTGTTGCAGATAGTCCATCCATAGCTATAGGCATATAATTAGAGTTAGTTCCTACCTGCTTAGCGTGTTCGTTAGAGCCACTAAAGTCTAGAGCCTTAGTCCAAGGTGTGCTGTTAGTCTGAACAGGCGCTACATCTGTAGCTGTCACTGTCATTGACCCAGTTGTACTGCCATAGGAGTTAGCTCTTGTTACACTAACTGTATAAGTAGTATCCGCCCCAACATCTGTAAGAGTACCTTGAACAAGTGAATATCCATCGTAAACTAAACCACTTCCTGAGGGAGTTATAGTTACAGATGTAGACCAAGACGCTCCAGCTGGAGTCACTTGAATGTTTACGTTAGTACCTTCCTCTTGCGTTATGTCTGACAAGCTAAAAGCCGAAGGAGCTAAGTCTGAGTTAGTCAAAGACGTAATCTCAGTATAAGTGGCAGCCTGACCTAGAGTCAAGTCGGCAGCTGGAGCAGAAGTTCCATTCATAACCCCGTTGGTGTCTGGCATATACCAAGTCGTATTCGTAGGGTCATCAGTATAAGTGTGAGTATGTGAAGTTCCAGTTCCTCCGTTCTGCTCATCGTAATAGTTAGCTTCTTCTTCAGTAGAAAACAAAGGATACTCGAAGTTTCCGTCAGGAGACTCTATATATCTAAAGTACATAGTAGGAGCCTCTGGCTCTAGTAAGTGAACTTTAGGAGATGAAGAAACTCTAGCAGATGAGTTAGCTGTCTTAACACCTAATCTAAACTCAGCACCCTGAGAAGTTGGGTAGGTGGTTCTAGCGTGAACACCCCAGCTTCCGTCATCATTGAGAGTCTCTATAGAGATAAAGCCGTTAGTATCTAAGCCTACTCTTACCTTAACATTCTCACCGTCTAGCCAGTCTTGTTTCTTATCCCAGTTAGTACTCCAGTGCTCTCTCATAGAGTAAGAAGTGTTAGCTCCGTAGTTAGTCCAAGAGCCGTTAGGAGTTGGGTGAAACCAGTGTGAGAATTGGAATCCGTAGTGAGCTGAGTTGCTAGTGGCAAATGTACTAGGATTAGCGTAGCTAGTGTTACCAGAGAAGTGTCCAGCATCGTATGAAGCCTGAGTGTGTACAAGTCCAAATCCTATCTGACCTTCACCTCTGATGTCAAAAGTAAAGTACTCACCAGCTTGGTCTATAGTTTCAGTAGACAAAAGTCCAGCGTAGTTACCTGAGCTAGAGTTAGTGAAGATGTCATTACCTACAGGGTCAACAGCAGTAGAACCTACTAGAGTGTGCCCAGCAGCTACACCACCTACGTCAGCAATCATAGTAGAGTAAGGGTCAGATATTACAACAGCCTCAAATGCGCCTACAGTGAATAACTCATTAAGAGTGTTTACAACGTCATTAAGACCTCCAGATACTGGTAAGTCATTAATACATACGTTAGCAGCGTCTAGGTTGGAGAATAAAGTTCTATCTCCTGTAATAGAGTGAAGCTCAATAACTCCACCCTCAGAGACGGCCTTAATAGTGTTCACTCCGAACGAGTATCCGTTATCTATAATGATAGACGTAGACGTGTCATCTAACTTAAAGCATACAGTCTCACCAGTCAAGTCGTTACCAGTAGATTCTGGAGATATACCTACCACTCTGGCAGCAGCTGTAATGTAATCAGCAGCTTCCTGAGCTGTAGAGAAGTCTGAGTTATCCGCTCTTGTAAACTCCGTGAAGGGAATCTGGAAAAACTCATATTCAGTGACTCCAGTCTGAGCTGTAATGATGTCGTTTACTACGTTAATAGTGTCAGTTATAGTCTCATCTACAGAAGCTGTTAAACAAGCGTTCCAATAAGTTGGGTTAGATGAGCCGTGGAAGTTGACACAGTTTCCTTGTTCGTTTCTTTCTACTCTTATTGCCATTTTTTTATCTTAAAATAGTTATTAATAAGCCGAGTGGCTGAATGATTACTGGGTTATCAGACTTTATTGCTGGTAACGTCAAAGCGTTTACATCTTCATTAGATGTTATCCAAGCTGAGATATCAACTCGGTTCAAGTATGTTTTTCCTACAGTTCCACCTCCGTAGAATATAGGAGTCGTGGTTAGTGGGAATGTGAATGTAATTTCGTCAGAGTCGTTTCTGTTAGAATACCATAGAGCTGGCTCAACAGTAGTGTTAGCGATCTGAGGGATAACGTTA